TCTCAAAGAAAGACTTGCGGCTACCCGTGAATCTTACTTGAGAGATGTTGCTGAGCGATGGAGTTTGGAAATTTGCTGTCGCTATTGTTCTTTGCACTATTTTGTGCACTGTTGCTACTGACTCTAGTGGTAATGTTACAGAAGTCTCGCCTACACAAGGAAAGGCTAATTCAACAGGATCTGCTGAGGGAAGTTCAACTACTCCGAGTTTGGGTCCAAAAGAAGGAGCAAACTCATCAGAGCCAGTTCGGAGAAACTCCTCTGAGAGCACAACAGTTTCAGATTCCCAGATGGGTGGAAATAAAACTGGAGTGAGCACTAAGCAGCCCACGCCTCCAGCAAAAGTGGAGACCGCCACACCACCGGCTGTACTCCAAATGGCCAACGGCTCTGATAGTGGGAAAACAACAACCTCTGGACCAACAACAGCTCCTACTAGGAAGAAAGGCGGAAGACCCGGCATCAGGGGAGGAAGTGCAGCTGTCAGAGCAGTATCTAGGGTACTTGCAAGGGTTAGAAGTGGAGAAAGGAATCTGGTGATTAGCAGAGAAGCCGGTGGAGACCTCCAACAAGCAAGGGAAGCGTTAGAAGAAGCAGTGATGAACATGGAAATCGACAATCTGGCATTAGAGCAAATGGACGAAGAAACCACTTACAGAAGTGTGCAGAGGGAAAGATTGGCATTGCCTCAAGGACAGAAGTTTGCCTACGAAGAAGAGCACGAAGGTGAAGTCATGTTGGTTGGTAAGCTAAGCCGATACACTAGGTTTGAAAGAGTAGATGTGGATAACCTAGATTCTCTGGCAAAATTTAGTAACCATTCCAGTGTGTCAACATTAACATTGTGCACACACTTTGGCCACTACTATAATGCCACTACCAAAGGTACCACCACTTCTGTGCATACACAGTGTGACTTTAACACACAGTGCAAAGGTATAGAAGAACACGTCCAAATTGAAAAGGTTGCCAATTATGACAATATCAAGATATTGAACATCCTGGAACTACCAGTGATAATAATAGCATATTTCACTAGGCATTTCGGCTTTACTTATAGCAACTTGGTGATGCATGAACAGATTGAAAACTGTCTCTTCTTCCATCCATTGAACCCAGTTGCTTGCATGAAAAACAGTTGGTCCAGTAGATCATACCCAGTTGTCCACTTCGTGATTGAGAGAAAGTTCCTCAAATCAGATAGCTCAATAACGCTATGTGGCTTAAAGAAGGGGAATCCCACTGGGATGAAAGGCACATGGTTTGCAGAGAAGCATAGATTGACAATAGATCTTGGTGATCCTGAGGTTGCTGGGAGAAGAAGGCTGTTGGGACTAGAAAAGAGAAAGAGGCCGCTGAAGAGACAGGACATCAGGTGCCACTCTGGAAGTCATCTTGTGAAGGTCAAGAAGTATGCAGCAACTAATGAGTACAAGTCATTTCCAGATGCCAAAGTTGGCTTCTGCAACGACTCAATGATCACCAATTTACCAATAGGTCACGAATTTGGCTGCTATAGAGTTGGGTCAGTAAGTACACACATACAGTGCAAGCCATATCACAATGCATATGATGGTGAAAAGGATTGCAACGTGACATCAACTGAGGACTGTGAACAGGATATGCTCTGTGCTGAGGTGAAACTCAACGGCCAGGGGATAGTGACAGCTAGGACACAGCTAGGCGAGGTCCAGCTGAAACACTGTCTAGAAAAGTGCCATTTCGGTTTTAAGAAAGTCAATGACCTAGAGGTTTATTTCACCTGTCCTGACGGCAAACAGCACAGACTTCACTCCAATGCAATAGATGCAAACTGTCCTTTCCAGAAACACCTGGGAAAGTATGCCTTGTATGCATGCAGAGCAACGCACAGGCCGATCATGCTGTACACAGTCATTGCCTGGCTTACAGTAGGAGTGATGGCACTCAGCATCACTCTGCAGGTCCTTTCTCTGCTTATCAGAACATACTGTTACTTTGTGATCTGTGTTAAAGCAAAGCTTGACAGAGGCAAAGGAAAGTGCCCTAGCTGCAACGACATGGTCAATTCTTCTGAAGAGTGGCAAAGACATCAGAATTGCAAGAGAGGCAAGTGCCCATACTGTGGTACAAAAGGAAGTGAGATTGATCTAAGAAAACATGCTAATGTCTGCTTGCAGAAAGAGACTGTGCTTGAACACGATGCAAACGTGCTCAACATCAGAAGGACACCTAGGCTGGCACTCAGGCTAGGTTGCTTGGTTAACTCACTACAGGGCAAACCCACAAGATTGACGTGGTTTGTAGTCCTGCTCTGTCTCTTCTGCTTACTGATAAGACCAGTGAGCAGTTTCAGAACCAACCTGCAAAAAGAAGGCGCATGGGAGGAAGGCATAGAGGAGGTTGAATATTGCAAACAAGACTGCTGGTTTGAGAATGATATTTGCATGTGTGAGAAAGAGACGGGTAAAATCTCGAGAAGGATCTTATCTGTTGAACCGTCAAAAGAACCTCACAAACACATTGCGCCTGGCACCAAGAAAATCCTGAGGTCCATAGATGTTGAGGCACCTTGGGGAACACTGCACATACCGGAAACATTCAGCCCGGCAGGGAGTGCCAAGCATATCTCATTATCCTGGGAGAGCAGCAAGTTGGTTGGAAATAGAGTTGTATTGAGTGGGAAGTCGACTGCAATCCTTAAACTCAATCCAAGAACGAGCACTAGTTGGGAAATGTCCAGTCCCGATGCTAATGAGAAGAAGGTGTTGACCCTCTCGATACTCGACTACACACAGATCTATTCAAGCAGGTTCGAGTACATAACGGGTGATAGGAAAGTATCCACATGGTCAGAAGGAAGTTGCACTGGACCGTGTCCCAAGAACTGTGGCTGCGATGATCCAAGCTGCCATACAAGAGAATGGCTTAACTCAAGAAACTGGAGATGCAATCCAACATGGTGCTGGGGAATTGGAACTGGATGTTCCTGTTGCTCAGCTCAAGTTGTTGATCTTTATGAGAGCTGGCTAGTGTCAATATGGCAGATTGAGCATATAAGAACTCCTGTAGTAGCATGTTTGGAGTTTGACCATGAAAACAGAGTTTGTGAAGTCGTGGAAGCGGGGATAGAGATACAATTGGGTCCAGTGACAGTTGCATTCTCTGATCCTTTCGGTGAGCAGAAACTGCTCCCAAAGAGAATTGCAGTTTATCATAAAAGGGACAGTGATCATGAACACGTGGACCTCCTGCACAACCACGGGATAGGTGGAGCAGAACAGTACTGCAAGCTCCAGAGCTGCACACATGGTACAGCAGGTGATTATCAAATATTAAATCCAGATGCATTAGTCTTTGATGACATTACAAGTATAAATTATTTCAAAAAGATTGATGCAGCCAACAAAGTCTGGATGAGTTGGGAAGGCGTCAACCTTGGTTATTATTGCAATCCTGGAGACTGGACAACATGCACTGCTGAAAATGTAGTAGTGAGAAACTCTGAAGCGTTTCAGAACAGGAATAACCTTGAAAGGAACTACTCTGTTTCTCACTTCTTTCATTCCTCTAGAATCTATGGAGCAGGTAAAACACTCAGCATGGATTTAAAGGGTAGACCAGTCCAGAGTGGAGGGAACATTAATGTTTACATTACCGTCAACAATCTAGAGCTGAATTCCAAAAAGGTTAACCTTCAAGGGATTAAGGTTGCCCTAAAAACTTGCAGTGGCTGCTTTGGATGCAATCTGGGGGCAGAATGCCAGGTTTCACTCGCAATTTCTGAACCAGAGGAATTTCATCTGCATTTGAGGTCCAGGACTCCTGGTGTGACCGTTCCTGATACCAGCTTTCTTGTGATCTCTGGTGAGGAGAAAGTCTTCAGGATCAGAGTTTTCTCCATACAGAAGACAGGGAATTTCTGTGTGGAAATACTTGAGTCCAAACATTGCCCTGACTGTAAGGGGGAGGACCTGGTTTCCTGTGTTGGCCTGGAACTTGAAGACCCTAAACCTGTCTTATTAGAGCATCGAAGTGTTCTGTTTTCTAAAAGCAATCAGACCTGTGAAGGGGGAGTCATCTCCTGCTGGGCAGGCAGTGCAGGCAATTTGTTTAAGGGGATAGGAAGTTTCCTTTCCTCACACTTTGGGTCAATCTTCAAAGGCCTACTTATGGCTGTTCTGCCTGTGCTCTTAATTGCCGGTGGCATCTTCTTTTCTCCTCAAATAATAAGCTTCCTCAGACTGTTCAAGAGAGGAAGATCAGTTGTAGGTTATAGGAAGAAAGGGTACAGACCCTTAACAGAAGAGAAGGACTTGGACCTAACGGCAGAGGAGAAAGCCTTTCTGTCTGGAATAATTGGCAAAAAGAAAGAATGATCACACAGGTCTTATAGCTTGCTTCGCTATGCTTGTGCTATCATAATTATAATCACGCCGCCATTATAACGCTATCTTCTCTCTTTTTCCATTTTCTTTTCTTTCCTTTCTCTGTGGTACTGTGGAGGCGACATCAAGCTCTAGGTGGGTCAGGCAGGCTTCGTAGTGGCGAAAGCTCTTTAATTGTCTTGATTAAAATTAAGACATATTAAAGGGTAAGCCGCCACTATATCTTTGAGA